AACCAAGCGGTTGGCTGAATCCTCTATTAACTTGATCGACGATAGGAGCTTACCGGTCGCGGTCGCCGTGCTCACAGACAAATTAGCTGTAATTAAGGGTCAGCCTACATCAATACACCTCGCTATGACAGCAACAGTAAGCCACCGGGATCTGATGAAGGACATGAAAGAGCGCGATGTGACCCCTGTGAACGACGAGCATACGCCCGATCTGGTTTAGGTAGTGGCCCGAAATGTCCTACCCCTACACCGCGGTAACCACCGAAACACGCGAGTTTAGGCCTGTTTCGACGCATTGATGCACAATAGCAGTTATATTCACTTGGTGACGCAAACCAGCAGCAAAGGCCCGTAAACATTGATCGAAACGCACGTCAGCACCCCTCCGCAGGACCAATGTCCTACCCCGTTACAAGGGCCACCCCGGGGGAGGGGGTCGGCGATTTGCTTGGAACGCTAAAAGTTGACGGGTTTATCCAAACGAAAAATATCGAGAAATGACTCCACTCTGCCTCACGTGCTCCAAGCCTTTCACCATCCTCAAGCCTCGCGAAGGCCCTAAGCAAAAGCGCTTCTGCACCGAGGCGTGCAACGCCGCTTGGTGGAACGAGCAGCCGCAGCACCCTGTCATACCCAAGGTCGACGCCTCGCACCCCCGCGCACTCGAGTTGAAGCTCAAGCGTACCCAGCTTGTCCTACTGGAGAAGGCCGATCCGTACACTTACGGCTTCATTCCGGACCACTGGGAGATTGCTAATACCGAGTTTGCTGCCACACAGGAGCTGCTGATCTCCGGTGGTAACCGCGCAGGTAAAACACTGTGGGCAGCACGGCGCATTGTGCAAACACTATTGGAGAAGGAGAACGCTAATGCACTATGTTGTCACACTAGCCATGCCACTAGCGTAACTGTACAGCAGCCTGCAATATACAACTATCTGCCTGTAGCACTACGAGCTACTAAGAAGGGCCGCATTCACTATTTGAACTACAGCAGGAAGAATGGTTTCACGGATGGTTCTTTCATTCTTCCTAATGGCTCACGGTGTGATTTTCTGAACTACACGCAGAGTGAGAACACTATTGAGGGACGTGAGGCCGACTTGATTTGGTGCGATGAGTTGGTTCCGCAGAGCTGGGTTGAGACGTTGCGGTATCGACTGATTACGCGCCGCGGTAAGTTATTGGTAACACAGACACCGCTGGAAGGTGTGGCTAGTGTGTACAAGGAGTTCACTGCTGGCTCTGCTATATCGGCATTCCATGAGGCTGAGTTGCTCAAAGGCAAACAAGCGCTTCCTACGTGGCCTATGGGAAAGGCTGCTCGCACTATGGTTCAGGCTCAGACCAATCGGAGGACGGTGTTCTTCTTCTCTGAGGACAATCCCTACAACCCCTTCGATGAAATGAAGTCGAAGCTGGTGGCCTCTCCTATGGGCCAGATCCTCACTCGTGCCTATGGGTGGGCCTCGGACAACATCGGCAAGGCCTTCGCTCGGTTCAGGCCGGATATCCACTGTATCGAGCGGGATAATGTGCCTCCCGGTGGTACGCTGTACATGGTGTGCGATCCGGCTGGTGCGCGTAACTGGTTCTGCCTGTGGCTGTTGGCCTACGAGGATGGGAAGCGCATTGTGGTGCGGGAGTTCCCTGACTTCAGCAACTATGGCGAGTGGGTGCTGCCTAGCGAGAAGCCTGACGGCAAGGCTGGTCCTGCGCAGACGTTGGATGCAGGCCGGTCGATATCGGAGTACCGCAACCTATTCAGGACCATTGAGGCGGAGCTTGGTTACGGCGAGCCTGTGATGCGCCTGATTGATCCCAAGGCCGGCGGTAGTCCGGCTCTATCGGAGCAGGGCGGGACCACTCTGATCGACCTACTGGCCGAATCGGAGAATCCGTTGGATGAACCCATGGCATTCGTACCTGCGCCGGGTGTACCTGTGGACCAAAGGACGTCGGCCATTAACAGCCTGTTGTCCTACGATGCTACACAGCCGCTGACGCCGTTGAACGAGCCGAGTCTGTACATTACCAAGGACTGCTCCAACCTGACGTATGCCTTGAGCGAGCACACCGGACGCGATGGTCAGAAAGGTGCCAGCAAAGATCCGATTGATTGCTTGGGTATGTTGCTGGTCTCCGGCCTTGCTTACGTTGGCAAGGGGGGCTTTGATTCCCGCGGCGGCGGTGGATACTAGTATTTACGACCATGCAAGATAATTCCTACAAGACGGCAACCGACCAGATGGCGAAGGTCGGTGCATCACCCGACATCGGTGCTTTGACCGATGAGCTACGCAGGTCCGCTACCGAGTACGGTATCGGCAGTCGGGTGCAGAAGAGTGAGAACGTGCGCTACTGCCGGTGGCCCGGTCAGACCGATGACGGCAAGAAGTGGAACGATGGTAACCGCACCAACCCTGCGTTCCCTTGGGATGGGGCGAGCGACACTCGGATACCGTTGGCCGACGAGGTGGTGAACGGCATGGTTGACCTGTGCTCAACTGCCTTCTGGCGTTCGATGCTCAGGGTAGCGCCTTCAAACGTGTCCCAACTGGAGGTGGCGTCCACCGCTCACAACCTGATGGACTGGGCCATCAATGCTCGGATGTACACCGATTTGACCCGTGAGGTCGAGCTACTGTCGCAGTACCTGTGGACCTACGGCTGGACTGGTGTGCACGTCACTTGGCAGCAGGAGATGGGGCAGAAAGAGCAGTACCTGACGATGGACCAGATCGTGGCCTTGGCCGCGCAGTCTCCTCAGGGCTCGGTGCTGGCCGATATGCCGGCTCTTATTGCCAATCCTGAGGCCGACGATCAGTCCGCGGAACTCTTGCTTGCTGCCTTCCCGAACCTTACGAAGCGCCGTGCGTTGAAGGCTGTGCGCGAACTGCGCGACGAGGGCGAGTGCGACTTCCCGGTGCCTACGATGGTCACTAACAAGCCGATGATTGCGGCCTTGGCACCGTATGATGAGTTGGCGTTTCCTCCGGAGACCACCGACATCCAGAGTGCCCGTGTTGTTTTCCGCCGGTTCTATATGACCGAGGTGGAAGTGTTGCAGAAGGTCGAGACCGAAGAGTGGGATGCCGAGTGGGCGCAGGAAGCCATCAACACGATGGGCCGTTTCAGCAACTATGCGGACTACACCTACACGCTCGGCCTTTCGAACAATGCGTTGATGGATAGGTCGAACCTCATTGAGATCGTCTATGCCTACCAGAAGGCTGTGGACGAGGATGGTATCCCCGGCGTGTTCTACACCGTTTTCTGTCCGCAGGTTGGGAACAAGTGGGGCTACTTTGAGCTGCTCGACTATGCCCATGGGCAGTACCCGTTTGTGGTGTGGCGCAGCGAACTGATCCACCGGAAGATCGTGGAATCCCGAGGTGTGCCCGAGATTGCGTCTACGTGGCAGCATGAGGTCAAGGCTCAGCGCGACTCGGTGTTCGACTACACCAGCCTGACGACGCTGCCGCCCATCGAAGTGCCAAAGACTCGTGGCGGAAACTTGAAGATCGGTCCTGCCGTTCAGATCCCGGTGCTCCGCCGCGGTGAGATCGGCTTCATGCAGCCGCCGTCCCGTGAGCCCAACGTAGCGTTTCAGCTCATGGCAGCGGTCGAGGCTCAGACTGACAGATACTTTGGCCGTCCTACCGAGAAGGTGCCACCTGCGATCACCCAGATGCGCCAGCAGCGTCTGATCAACAACTGGTTGCATGGGTGGACCGAGGCCTTCCGGCAGACTCTTGCCTTGGTGCTGCAGTACATGGGGCCTGAAGAGATCATGCGCGTGACCGGATCGCAGATTCAGATTCCGGAGAACGTGCAGGAGTTCGATTGCACGCTCAAGTTCGACGTGCGCGAGCTATCCACCGACCTTGTGACCGAGAAGCTGAAGGCTATCTCCTCATTGGTGCTGCCTCTCGACACTGTGGGCGTCATTGATCGTGCAAAACTGATCTCTGTGGCGCTTCGCACCATTGATCCTACGCTTGCCAGCGAGCTTGTGATGCAGACAGGCCCTGCCTCGCAGAAGATGTTCAAGGAAACCAACGATGAGGTGGCCCTGATGAGCCTTGGTAACCCTCCGGCACTGCGCGAGAACGACCCCACGGCGGCTATGCGCCTGCAATTCACGCAACAGGTGCTGCAATCCAACCCGAAATATCAGGCGCAACTGCAGCAGGACCCGCTTTTCCAAGCGAATCTGCAAAAGTACCTTGAGAATCTGCAGTTCTCAGTGCAACAACAGCAAAACGCCGTCACTGGACGCCTTGGAGTTCAATGAAACACTATTCAGTCGAGAAACTGGTCGAGATATTCCGTTCCGCAGGCGAACAGAACCCGCTTTTGCTCGCCATTGAGCAGATCATCAGCGACCAGTTGGAGTCCGAGACTAATTCGGCCATACTTTCAGACCTAGATGCTAATGGCAGAGCCTATAACTGTGGCAGAACCGCATCTATCAAAGACCTTCAGTTGTATATTAACACATTGAAGAGTGAGAATGTTGACAACTAGTCATCAATTTGATCTCACTAGTACAACGCTTCTTGGTTGGCGTATCAACCATGGTTAAAACAGCCGACTTGCTAGGCTCAAAACAGCATGGATAACCAGAACGAAGGGGAAGCGACACCCCATAACAACACGGGAAAGCCCCCATTCAATCCGCTTACCTTCGATGAGGCGGCATTGGCTAAGGTGCTGAAGGAACGCTTCAGCGGGGCTGAAGAGAAGCCGGTGCAGAACGTCGAGAAACAGTCTCCGGAGCCCGATGCCGCGAGTGCGGATGTTCAGGCCGAGGAATCGGATCCAACCGATGAAAGGGAATCTCAGGCCG